TAGTGCTCGTATTGCTCAACTAGAAGATATGGCAATTAATGCTGATTTAGCAGGTGATATACAAGGTGAAAGTGCTATCTTAAATAGAATAGATGAATTGTCTGCTGCTTATGATAGTGCAATTATGGAAGGTGCGAAGCAAGTGCCTGTAACAATTGTCAAAGGTGGTGATAATACAGTTTCAAGTCAATCTAATAGTACATTCTCAATTCAAAAAGGCACTTCTTCGCCTGATACTACGTTTAGTACGTTATCTACTGAGACGCCTTAAGCCGCTACACTCCTAGGCTTTACTTGCATATTTTTAAGGTTTACAAATTTCTTACTTCTAATCATCTTCTTTAAGTTTTTCATTTTTTTCTCCCTTTTGTATGTGTTAATCATAGTTTGCCTAGTCATAGTGTCTCCTATCATTGAGGTTTAAATATGGTTATGAGTTCTTCTTTACCCTTAACCTTTATCTTATCTACTTCAACTGATTTAATATCAACCAATTGTTCTTTCGTATAAGATGAATACAATGTCGGTGTAACTTTTCCATTTTTATCTTTATAGTTTCTTGTAGTTGCCTCTAATCGTGCAGCTAAGTTCACAGCGTCACCAATAACTGAGTAGTCTAGTCTTGCTTCACTACCCATGTTACCAACGATACATGTTCCTGTATTAACACCTGAACCTATGTTAATATCAGGTAATCCTTTTTGTTTAAATTCTTCTTTAATTTTATCTGTTTCTTCAGCACATTCTATACTTGTCTTAACTGCCATCTCCGCATGATTAGGACAGTCTAGGGGTGCGTTCCAGAACGCCATTATGCAATCACCCATGTACTTATCAATTGTACCACCATTCTTCAATACTATATTACTCATTCTGTTTAGATAGTCATTAATGACTTCTACTAATCCCTCTGGATCATCTTTATTCTTATAGTATTCTGAGATAGGTGTAAAACCTACAATGTCCATGAATAAGAAGGACATTTCTTTTCTTTCGCCACCTAGTTTTAATTTACTAGGGTCTTTTACGAGTATCGCCACTTGACGTGGATCCAGATACTTCTCAAACTGTTTTCTAATTTGTTGTTTTGCCTTAAACTCTAATATAAATCTTAAAAATGTACTATGGAATGCTACTACAAAAGCAGTCACTAATATCCAAGAAATATCAAATAACAGCTGACTTTTGAAAGCAAATGTGATATAATAACCAGCAGAAAACGTGATTGCTACTAGAGCAATGGCAATTGCCCAATATGGTAGAAATCTACATACTAATACTATAACACATCCTAGGAAAAATGCAACAGCTAATTCTATTAACCAGTCTGCTCTTTGTATTGTTTCTCCGTCAAGTATTGTCTGTAACGTATTAGCACTTACAACATAATCATATTGTTCACCTAGTGGTGTTGCAATCACACCTCCTAATCCTTCTGCCGTCATGGCAATAATTACTGTGGTGCCTGCTGCTGATGAAAAGTCATCACTTGCAACTGACATTGTTTTAAATTCTTTATTCCATCTTACCCATATTCTAGCATTAGCGTCTGTATTAATTGTAGCATATGCCGGTACTCGCATTGCAACAACACCATTCATGTCTGCTTTAACTTGATAACTAGGATCGCCAACTGCAACTCGTATTGTTTCAATTGCCATGTTAGGATAAACTTCATCACCTATTTTCATTATTAAAGGTACTCGTCTTGTAACACCATCTATCTCTGGTGCTGTATTAATGACACCTACACCACTAGCACATTCTGCTAGTTCAGGTAGAGGACCTACCATACCATCCCATTCAAATAAAAAGTTTAATGGGTCACCTATCTTTGCAACACCTCGTGGCACAGGATTTGATTTACGTTTTTGTGATGTACCTACTTGAGCAATAACTGTACCATATGTAAGTGTCTCACAAAAATCCATATCACCATCAAATCTATCTCGTTCACTAAACAATATTGGCATGACAATAATACCTGTATCGTTTTGTCTTAACTTAATTATAATGTCTGCTAAGACTTTTCTCGGCCACGGCCATTGACCATACTTTTCTATTGCTTGTTCATCTATTGTTAAGATTGTTATGTCTTGTGAGGGTGTTTTTTCTTCGTTTGCTAATAGATAGTCAAAAGATTTAAGACGTAGTGTTTCTTTAAAACTTGGATCCTGTAGACCTACATAAGTCAATAAGACTACAGTTACAAAGGCAGTTAGCCAATGGGTCAAATACTTCATATTAGTATTTAGTTTCCTTGTGTTGTTGATAGGGTACAACCATTTGCTGTACCACAAGTCATATCTATATTATAATCTTGGTCTGTAGAACCTTGTTGTAATAGGTCAAAGTCTGTAGAATATCCGTCTAAATCTACTCTAGCGGCATGGTCACCTGTACCTGTTTGTGAGATATCAACATCATGTGCATAACTACCTGTACCTAATTTTAAATCTAAAAAGTGTTCGCCACTACCTGATTGGTTTATATCTACTGTATTATTACCATTATCTATATCTAAAAATAATATTTTATCACCGTCATTTAATTGTTGTAAGTTGATAACGTTAGATGATGAGTCCAAGTCTAAATTCATATAATGCTCAGACGTTGCTGTGCCATCATTTCTTTGTGATAAGTTTAATGTGTTTGTACTGCCATCTAAATCAAACCATATTCTATGGTCACCTGTGTCAGTAGCATAATCACCTTGTGATATACTAACTGTATTTGTATTACCTGTTATGTCCATTGCAATACCATTGTTACCACTATTACCACTTGTTGTTACATTACCTTGGTCAACGTTAAGTGTATTATTATTACCTGTAATCGTAGCGTCACTAGACCAGTTACCACCTATCAGAAAATTATTCTCACCTGTTTGTTCTATATTAATTGTATTACCATCACCATCAACATTTAGTTTGACACCATTACCTGTTTGTGCTTTATCACTTGTTACTGTAGATGTTTGAGTGCTTGTTGATGTAACATTAGTTACTGTTAAAATACTTTCGTATGTGTCTGATATTAAGTTTGCCATTTTTGCTTTATCAAAAGAACTTTCAAATTGGTTTATATCAAAAGTTATATAAGCAGCGCCTGTGTAACCACTTGGTAGTTGATTACCTGACCAACGCATCCATACAACTTGACCACTACCATTTTTTGCAACCCATGTACCGTCACCTGTAAAATATGTACCATAAGGATAAACTGCAACATCACTACCATAATCACTATCTGTAACGTCTGTATTTGTGGTTGTAATTGTGTTTGAGTTATTATTATTTGTACAGTTATAAGCACAACCATCCGTATTACCAGAAAGTCCTACTGTGCCACCCAATTTGTTTTCTATAAATGCTTCTATAGTTTGGTTGTTATTACTAAAGTTTTGGTTGTTCTCACCAACTAATACTAAAACACCACCTGCATTTACAAAGTTTTGATATCTAGTTTTACCATTACTGCCTATACTATTATTATATTTCATATCCCAAACTACATCATAACTATTAATTAAGTTTTCATCTACTGTACCTGTCGTAGATAAAGTTACTGTATAACCATCTGCCTCTAATTGTGTTTTAACATTTGTATGTGCGTCTGAATAGTTAGAATGATATATCAATGCTGTCTTACTCGCAAATGCTGTTGATGAAATCAATAGTATAAAACATACTAAAAATGCCAGTAATAAATTTTCTTTAATTAATCTGATTAATGGTAATCGCATTATCTTGCCCTCCTAATTCAAAGTCGTATTGTTCAAATTCACTTTGTACTATATTTAAAATATAACCATACTCTTTGTCTAATCTTAATTCTATGTATGCACCACTAGCGTCTTCTCTTATCCATACCCATTGTGGGTCTTCATCTAGTATAATGACACCTGTTTCTTTATTTCTACCTAATATAATACCATCAACTGATTTTTGTTTATCAAATTCTGACCGCATTGCTTTTGCTAATTCTTTATTAATCTGTGCTAAAATATCTCCTAAGAAATTTTGTTCTAAAAAATCTATTTCTAAACCTGTTACAAATTGACTTTCATCTTCTTCAAGGTAATCTACCTCTAAATCATCAAATTGTAAGAAGTCTATATCTAATGCGTCTGCAACTTCATTTAGTCCTTCCGTGTCTTGCATTTGTTCTATCTCTGCCGGTTTAGATATTATTAATAAATTGTTAATCATATCTTCGTCTAAATCTAATTTAACAGGCGTCAATGGTCTACTTGCAACTGTATCAACTACTGTTGCTTGAAACGCCTGATTAAGTATAACTTGGCCAGCGTCACTTTCTACACTAATCTCACCTACAAAACAATTACCATTTGTATCACAACTTGGTAATAAAATAATTGTAGATGAACCTATCTCGTCTATAGTCATTGTAAAATCTGTACCACGAACACCAATCGTTGCCGTAGGTGTTGTTATCTTTACATTCTGTTTTGAATTTTTGGCAATCTGACCTGAGGCATATTTGATTGTGCCTAGTTTTGCCTTTAATGATAGTTTACCTGTTTTAGTATTAGGGTCGTAAACAAATTCATCTATAATAAGTTTACTATGTTCAGTTACATCAACTCTAGTTAGGTCTATAAATTCTATACCAACTTTACCATTACCTGTTTTAACTGTATCGTATGAAAATATATCTGTTTCTTTTTCTAGGACAATTTCTTTGTCGCCATCTTTTCTATCTACAACACCATTACCTTTTATTTGTGTTACTTCTCCTATGCTAGCCAAACTATGACCAGCATAGAAGATGATAAGAAATATTAGAAACCATTGAGGCATTTATTAGTCCCTCTGGATAATATCTATATTATGATTGTCTCCAGAAGTTGTTAGTGTAATCATATTATCATAGATACCTGATTGAGTGATATCTACATCAGCAATTGAACCTGTATGAGTGTGTATGTAGGTATGACCTGCACTATCACCATCTCCGTCTATATCTACCAAGTAGTTATTTGTGTCACCGTTTACTGATAAAGTAAAGATAACACTAGTACCATCTATTGTACCAGCGATTACATTCGAATCACTACCTGACGCACCTGTTATTGAAACATTGGCACCTGTAGCGTCTGCTGTTTCACCAACATCAATGTCTAGGTCATTTGAAGAACCTACCCAAACAATTGAAGCAGTTACAGAGGCACATGAACTAACTGTTCCGCCACTATCACAATTAAAGTCAATGTCGTTACTATTACCAGTTGTACTAAATGTACCTGTGTAACTTGCACCATTGATATCAAAGGTTAATATGTTACTATTACCAATTTGGTCAATGTTAAAGTTAGATGTAGCACCTGTTACTGTTGAAGCAGTTGTACTGTTACCTATTGTGTTGTTTTGTCCATCTTGTAATACATCTAAAGTCAATGTAGCTCCAGATTGTGTTACATATATGTCGTTTGCCATTACTGGCATTGTTAACATCATCAAAAACATAACTATTTTAGTTACTGTTTTCATGTATTTTTATCTCCTTTACACCTTGCATTTTCCATAATTTTTCGTTTACACCTTCATAAATCATTTGCAAGATTGCATATTCTATTGCTGTTCTTATAGCATAACTAACTGGTTCGTTCACGGCAGAACCTTGTTCTAGTTCAAGCGCTTTCGTACCCATATCTAAAAATCTAAACACATCACCACCTTTACTATAAGAGGCAATGGTTTTTGTTGCATTTACAGTTAACAAAATTTCTCCTGTTTGTACTGCAACTAATCTTAAAGAAACTGTTACTTGGTCTGTACGGTACATTTCATTAATGCCAATACCAAAATATCTTGCACCTACACCACCAGATTGTGTGTTAGTATCATAACCTACTATGCCACCCTCTACAATAAGACCGGCAAATAACATAGGTTTTAATTGATTTTTAACATCACTTTCGCCATCATATAATTCTCTAGTAGACCTAATTAATTGTCTTTCTTTGACTAGATTATTTAGACCTTTTCGTTCTACAACTTTAAACCAATCGCCGTCACTTACTTGTTTTAATGCATTTATAACCCATACATCAGGACCTTGTGTAACTGCCGTTGACAGTTGCGAAAACTTTGTGCTTGGTTTTCTTTGACCAGTTTGGTCACTAAACTCATAAACTGCAATAGTTATCTGAGGTTGATTATCTAATTTAGGTATCTCTTTTAATAATTGTATAGTAGTTGTACCTTGTATGTATGGTGCTTTATATTCGCCATTCTTATAAGCACTATTTGTACTAGCACAACCAGTCAACAAACAAACCACTCCCAATACTTTTAATATCTCTAACATACCCATATAATCCTAAAATTTAAAATCACCTAAAGGAACGGACATTGTTGTAACGTTGCCATTAGGGTCAGTAATTGTTAATGTAATTATTTCTGTTGAAGCGTCTTTTACCCAAGCAATTTGTGAACCTTCAACTGTTGCTGTACCACTTGTAGGACAAGTACCAGAACATTCAGTACCAAACATGTTATCAACTAACTGTTTAGATAGATTGGCATAAATTCTACTTTCTACGTTTTTAATAAACTTATTAATTGTAGTATTATTTTCTGCTCTTGCTGCCGCTGCTGCCGCTGACTTAGCGTCATCAGCTACACCTTTTTTTCTGTTTGCTTGTAATTGTTCTACGGAAAGTACATGAGAACTATACCCATTGCCGCTAAACGCAGGATTTTTAAACTCATGCACGATTTCTGATGATGTACTAGTGGAAGTCAAAACAGTACATAAAAATATAACCCCTAGTACACGTTTAAGTGTACTTTTCATGCTTATATTTATAATAATTGAGTGATGAATACTAGCAATATTGCTATGGCAAACAATGTTAATAATGCAAGGGCGCCTTGAAATAATCCGTTAAGGTAACTAATCTGGTTTTTTACGTCTGTTATTTTCTTCATTTTCTCTCATTTCTAATACTGTATTAAGTTTTGACCTTAAACGTATTAAGTCATTGTCTAGCATTCTAATACGGTCTATTAGTGCTATAGTGGTAATCTGTGCCTTGTCTAATTTCTCTATGATATTACCCGTCACAAAGTTGTAAATAAAAAATATAAACCAACCCATGGCAATGGCAGCTACAGAGGCAAATCCATATCTATTTAATATATCTATAATTGGTGATGTTATTTCTACTTCAACCATCAATCTTTCCTTGCGTCTTCTTTGCCATCTGACCTAGATACTCTATCTAAATCTGGTCGTAAATTTAAAGCACTACTAATTAATATGTCTAATTTAATCATGTCGTGGTTCATTGTTTTAATTCTATTGTCTAATGCTGAGATTAACATTGTGATTGTGGCAACTTGACCTACAACACCTGCTAATATGTATTTAAGAATAATGTATATAAACACACCCATTACCATTGCACCAGCAACTGGTAAACCAAATTGTGTTAGTATGTCTAAAAATATATCCATTATAATTTAATCTTTTCTATATCAGCGTTACCCATATCACCTCTAACCCATACATTGAAGGCAAGTGAATATCTATCTTCTATAGAATTATTTATCTGAGTAAAATGTCTTGTCTGAGACGGAAACAATATCAACATATTCTCTTTAACTTCTATCTTATATTCTGATGTGTTTCTCTCATTAATTACTTTAGTCTCAAAGTTAAACATATCACTTAAAAAATTATTATGATTAGTAGGTTTAGGAAAACAAATATCACCACCACTCTCTGGCATTTTTAGATAGTAACAACCACTAATAACTGAATTAGCATGAAAGTGTGAGTGTGCCTTATCACCTGTTACATGTTTGTTTACCCAACTTGTAGTGATGTAAAATTTGTGTCTGTAAGATATACCTAATACTTCATAAGCATAGTATTCTATGTTTTTTTCTATTGCTTTTCTTGTTTGTGGTAATAGTGTTAAAATTCGTTTGTACTTTGTCATATACCCATTGTCACTAGGCATACGCTCATAATCCATTTCCCTCATTGTAGTAAATTCGTTTTCATTTACAGGTATCTCATTTTGATATACTGTAGTAGGAAATAATAAATGTTCAACAAACTTTGTAATCATGTCCCTATTTATATGTAAAAAAGGGCGACACTAGGCCGCCCTTTCGTTAGTGATTATATTACTTACTAGGAGAGATTAGTCGTTGACTAATTTGCTAAAGTAATTCATAGTATCATCTTCATCCGTGCTAGGGGAAGCAACGTCTGGAGTTGGTATACTTTCATGCTTTAGGTCTTCACTAACTTCTTCAACAGCAGCACTAACAGGTGGGATATCTACTTGCTCTGCCGTCTCAGATTTTCCTGTACCATAAACAGTTTTCTCAAATTTGCTTTTCAGCTCATCATATGATTTAAAGTTTGTAGTAGCAGAAAATTCTTTTAAAGGTCTTTGCATTTTCCAAACCTTCTCAATATCTTCGTCTGTCTCTTTTAGTTTAGAGATAGTCTCAAATTCAGATTTGTCATAATTCCAATAACCATCAACTTTTCTGATTTTTAATTTAAAGTTTGCACCTTCCCAAAAATCAAATGGGTTGATTGCCTTTTCATCTTCAAATTCAGGTTTCATTGCTTCAGTAATCTTATCAAAGATTTTCTTACCAAACTTGTATAGCTTAACTTGACCTTCGTTTTCAGGATGTTTAGGGTCTGAAACAACTAAAATGTTCGTAAAGTAAGATAACTTTCTTTTACGTTTTCTAGCAATTTCTTTATCAGCGTCACTACCAGAGTTCCACAACTTCGTGTTCTCCTCTGAAACTGGATCTTTTTGACCTAGTGTAGTTAAACTGTTCTCAATATACCAACCACCTGGTCCTTGAAAAGCATGTGACCATACTCTTGCCCAAGGTAATTCTTCACCTTCAACGGCAGGTAAAAATCTGATAACGGCAAAACCATTACCAGTTTTATCAAGTTCTGGTTTCCAGAACCTTTCGTCTCCTGATGAATTTTGATTTGTAGTTGGAGTTGCAACTTTTTCTAACTCTTTGGTTAGTTTGTCAAAGTTGCCACGACTTCTTTTTAGATTTGCGAATGACATATATTTTCCTTTTGTTGTATTCGTTGTGTTTGTATTGTCTGTATTAACGACATTATTATTTATACAAGTTATCTCATGCTACGAGGGATTTATTGGTTTACCCCCAAGCTTCCGGGAAGAGTCCAATCTGTTTTACAGGTGGTCCCTACTTACAACTAGATAGAGTGTCTTCAGGCATTCGCCCATAACCCTCTCTACCCATGCCTTACAACCTCTTAATTGTTGTTCAGCCAGTAGCAGCAATAAAGTTGCAACTATATTGCCTTTATAAGATATCTCTATTATATCATAAAACTTGCTCATTGTCAAGCTCTAATATAAATTTTTTTTTAAAATATTCTATGTTCATATATCTAACGTTAGGCACGGATTCCCACTCTGGAATCTCTTGGTATCCTTCTCCTTGTACCTTGATGAAGTCTGTATCTGGAAATCTCATCATTGCCTTCGCTTTTTGTATAACCCAATTCTCTGGTATCAATGCACTTTCCTCAGCAGAAACGTAACCTTGTGTACCTTTGTATAGATTGTTGACCTTATCTGTCTGACTATACATATCCATGCCTAGTAAATAACAATGTTTTGGTTGTTCTACTTTACATGCAATATACATGGCACTAGCGCCAGAACACCAACCCATATCCTTAGGTTCGCCATCAACATCTACCATTAATTCTTTCAACTGCGACACGTTGTCACCTCCGTTTAACCATGTACAATAAACGTTTTCGTAACCATCGCCTTTCCATCTTTCTGTAATTCTATTTTGATGTATGGCACTTTGACCATGTATAACAAAACTATCTGACTTCTCACCATGTTCTCTTATCTTAGCATTTTCCATTTTACCTACAAATGCTTCTTTCATCATATCATAGTGTTCAACAGGCATACTGTCCCAATCTCTAAACCAAACGTTGTGTTTATGTGCATAACCTGACCTGTATATTTCATGTTCTAACATAGGGTCAACTGCAATCAAACCATCTAGGTCATAATCTCTATACATGCCATTACAACCCCATACTTTACCTTGCCGTTGTAAATTATGTACTGATATGCCATAACGACTTTCGCCATTACCTAATACAAATAAGTTAATTGTAGGTTCTGTCATGTTAAAAATACCTTCATAAGACCTGTGAATAATAATGTTGCAAGAGCACCGTTTAACATAATCAATGCACGGTCATGCCATAGTATACCTACCCATAACCAACCAATCGTGCCTACTAAACTAAACCATAAGTCATACATTGCCATACCACCTGCAGCTCTACTAGATACTGCTAATAATATCAATACACTTGATACCCATTTAACATACCAAGATAAATCATACTTAGGTGTTATTTTTTTAAATACTCTTGTTGAGTTCAATTCTTTTATTTTATCGTTTAGTTTCTTATCGTATGTCATATTTCTAATAAATCCGTATTTTCATATTTACCAAATGTGCCTCTCGTAAAGAAATTTGCACCTATTAATATTCTAGGTTCTTCGTTTTCATTTGATGTTGAATAATGATTTAACCAACCTGGAAAAATTACTAAGTCGCCTGTTTTTACATCTATCTTCCATGATTTAGAATTAAATACATTGTGTTCTTCTAACTCAAAAGCAAAATCAAAATTAGGAAATAAAGTATTTCTTTCTGAATTAATTACTAGTTGACCACTTTCTGCATTTACATAATATACAGCACTTAATAATGTATTAGGATGTGAATGATTATGATGTTTACAATTTTTCTCGTTTATTGTTGCCCAACTTTGCGTCATATAAAACTCATTTTTTATTTTTAAATCACTTTTTACAAAGTTTTGTGTCATGTTTTCTATAAATGTTTTTGGTCTACCTAGTTCTGGTGTGTCTAGTAATTTATGATTTTCTGTTACTAATACACCTTCTGATTGACCTCTAGGTTTGTCATATTGTGAGTTCATTATAACATCTTTTTCTGCTTTTGTCAAGCGAAAATCTGTACCTACAATACATATAGGTGAGGATAAAAAATTTATTAATGAAAAATCTCTTACTTCAACTTTGATATCTAACATTTGTATATACTTTTAATAGTTCAGGAAACTTATCACCATGATAAACATACTGTACTTCATTATGTTGTTTTATACATTCTAAAAACATACTTGTAACACCTTTACGTTGATTTGTTCTACCAGAATAATTAGGTGTTCCTTTGTATATGTTGTTTATATATTTGGTGTCTGCCTTATCAAAGTCAAATCCATACATGTTCACAACACCACCAAAAGACTTTGCTCTTTTACTTGCATATGTAAGTGCCGCTGAACCACAATCTGTAAATTCATTTGTACCTAATATATCTTTCCATAATGACATTGTACCATATGCCTCATTATAATGACCTTGACCAAACCATCTAGTTTGTATAATTACTTTTCTATCTTTCCAACATTCACTATCAAGTATTTCATGTTGAATAGGTTTATCTTTATTAAATAGATAGTCTGTATAGTAATCTCTATAAATGGCATTACAACCATAGGTCGTGCCATCTAGTTCATTAACATTTAATTCTTTTCTACTCTCACCGTTTCCAATAACATTATGTATCATAACTTACTTCTTTTAAACATTATATCATGTCTCCACATAAAAGTCAACAGCAAATATAGTGGATATAATAATGGTATGTTTATTGTTCTCTTTCCTCTTACTAGTATCATATGTCCTATCCATGGATATCCGTGTTTATACGAAAACCCAACGCAACCTTCAATCACTTAACATCTTCCTTAATTCTAGTTTCATCTTTGTTGGATTAAACTTTATGAAAGGTTGATACTTCTTCATTCTTCTTTTAATTGTAGGATATACATAAGTCTCATCTATATCTCTATCAAACTGTCTTGTATAGTTTAGCATTGTTTCCAATATACATAAAGTTTCTAATGTAATCTTTTTTGCCAAATACATTTTAATTAACGGTGGGTGTTGACCACGATAACATTTAAATATCTTATCAAAGTTACCATCAGTTTTCTTCAATAGTTTTTCCATATCTAACTTAAAGTAATATGTTAAACCATCTATTCTTTTTCGCCACTCTAAATAATTATCTTCGCTAAAATCTTTGATATAATCTGTTTTGTTGCCTATGAAGTTAGCAACAAAATAATCAACAATATCATTGCCATACTTTCTGGCTGCCTTGACAAAGAAATATCTGTCATTACGTTTAATAAATGTTTCATACTTTGCTTTCGTTTCTCCTCCATACTTAAAAAAATCAAAATCATCTTTTGAAAAATGCAATTTGATTGCTAAGTATTTTTTATAGATACTATATCCTTCTCTCATAACATATTTACTTTTATATTACCTGCAATGGTAATAGTTTCTTCATCATTACTCTTTACATAATGTTCTAAGTAACTAGGAAAGATTATAATTTGACCTGCCTTACATTTAGGTTCATGTTGATGATTAAATATACAACTCATCTGTTCATCACCATATCCATATTTTTCTAATAACAATTGTTGTATTGGGTGTACAAATA